ATGACGAGACGCCCACACGGCACCGGCAGCGTCTACTACGACCCCGACCGCGACCGATGGATCGGTACCTACGAAGCCGGATTCACCGAGCGCGGTACCCGCCGCCGGCGGAAGGTCACGGCGACGACCGAACGCGGTGCGCGGCAGAAGCTCCTCGCGGCCCTGCGCGCAGCCGAGGCTGCCGAGGCGCCCACCGCTGGCGGGAAGCCGAACGTGAAGCGCTGGGCCGAGACCTGGCTCGACATCACCAAGACGCGGCTGCGACCGAACGCATGGAACGCGAACCGCTCCCTCGTGAACCGGTGGATCGTCCCGACCATCGGTCACAAGCGCCTCGACACGCTCTCCCCCGGCGACGTCCGGTCCGTGACTCGGGCGATCGACGCCGCCGGCCTCGCTCCGTCGACCGCTCTGCGCGCGCACGTCGTCCTGCAGAAGATGCTCCGGGACGCGATCGTCGAGGGCTACCAGGTCCCACAGTCCGCGCGCCTCGTGCTCGCGCCCACCAAGGGCGAGACCGACCGCGACGCGATCCCCCTCACCGATGCCCTTGCGCTGCTCGAGGTCGCCGCAGACCGCCCCGACGGCTCGCGGTGGGTCGCGGCGCTCCTCCAGGGCATGCGCCAGGGCGAGTGCCTCGGCCTCACGTGGGACGCCGTGAACCTCGAGGCCGGGACGCTCGACGTCTCGTGGCAGCTCCAGCCGCTGCCGTACAACGTCCCGCGCGACCGCGCGTCGGGGTTCCGCACGCCTGTCGGGTACAAGGCCGTGCAGCTCGAGGGCGCGATGCACCTGGTGCGCCCGAAGTCGAAGAGCGGGACGCGCGTGATCCCGCTGGTGCCGTGGATGACAGCCGCTCTGACCGCGTGGAAGGACGTCGCCCCGGAGTCGCCTCACGGGCTCGTGTGGCCGCGAGCCAAGGGGCGGCCGCAGACAGCGGCCGCGGACCGGGCGGCATGGGTAGAGCTGCAGGAGGCCGCGGGGGTGCGCCGCAACGAGGAGCGGTTCTACGTCCCGCACGAGGCCCGGCACACGACCGCGACCCTCCTCATGGAGGCAGGGCAGTCCGAGGCGACGATCATCGCGATCATGGGGCACTCGTCGATCGCGGTCACCCGCGGCTACCAGCACGTCTCGCAGACCCTGGCCCGCAAGGCAATGGAGGACGTCGCCGCGCGTCTCGGCCTTGTCGCCGGGTAGCTATTCAGCGTCGATTGTGAAGCCGGCGTCGACGCAGTAGGACATCACCGCGGTGATGTCCTCCCTGACGTGCGAGGTGTCGGCGCTCAGGTCGCCACCTCCTGCTGCGACGACGTCCGCGACGGCCTGGAAGGGTTCGTCGAGCGTCATGATCAGTTCGGCGAGATCGTCGGGTGCAGTCTCGGCGGCGTGGAGCAGTTCGGTGTGGATCGAGGTGAGTTCGTCGAGCTGCTCACCAGCGAGCTCTGCGCCGATCCCCGTCAGCGCGGCGGGGATGCGGTCCATGAGCGAGTCGCCTCCACCGTTGAAGACCAGCCCGCACGCGACGTCCGGGTCGCGTTCGATCACCGGTTCCGCGATGTCTGTCGCAGTCGGGCTCGGAGTGCTGCTCGCGGGCGGCGGTGTGGACGCCGGTTCGCTCCCGTCTGCGCTGCACGCGCCGAGGGCGAGCGTCAGCGCGGCGGTAGCGCCAAGCACGGTCAGGGCGGTGGGTCGTTTCATGCCAGGACCGTAGCTGCCTGTGGCTGCAGCCAAGGTCCTGGCACTGAGACTTCACCCGCCGCGGCGAGCACGAGCAGGCCCGGTCAGGCCGGGTTGCCGCGGCGCAGCACGGCGTCGGCGAGGCGGGCCTGCTCGCGCTCGGTCAGGACCCCGAGCCGATCCATGAGCACGTCCTCGGTCACGTGCAGCTCGTCGGCGACGTCGTGCAGGCTCGAGGCCCACTGCCACGCGACGATCAGGTCCGGCATGCTGATCAGGCGGCGGGCGGTCTCCTCCACGACCGCCTTCTCCACGGCCGGGTCGCAGGCGTGCTTGTCACCGCGCTCCATGTGCACGAGCTCGTGCGCGAGCGTGCACCTCTGCTCGACCTCGTACTGGTCGGGCTCGAGCCAGATCTTGTCGTGCCCGTTGGACTGGCCGAGGCGTCCACGTAGTGGCGCCCACACCAGCTCGACGTGCGGGAGGGTTGCGAGGACACGCCAGGGATCGAACATCGGCTACGCCTGCTCATCGGCGGCCACCTGCCCGTTCGCGCGGGCGGTCATGCGCCTCCCCCGGTCTCGACGTCGTCGTCCCAGGCGGCGCGCTCCTGCGCCTTGCGGGAGGTGCCGGCGCGCGCGGCGAGGCTGTAGTCGGTCTGGTCCTGCTCGCGCTCCTCGTAGCCGGTGTCGGCTAGCGCCGCACCGAGGACGCTGCGATACGGAACGCCGGCAAGCCGCGCGAGTGACCGCAGGTTCTCGACGTCGGGCAGCCGCTTCGGCTCGCGCCACTTCGCGAGCGCTGTGGGGCTGATCCCAAGCCGGGCCGCGACCTGTCGCTCCGACGGCGGGTAGGGAGCCGAGTCGATGTGGGCCTGCACAATGTCCCAGAGCTGCCCCATCGAGGTGATTCCTTCCGTGGTTCTCGTCATGGGCACCACCGTGGCGGTAGCGCTCATCCTGGTCCAGGAGCGTGGGCACCCGAGAATGCAACCCCCCTAAGCGCCCCCTGGGCACCAACATACAACCGCTCGCCACCCGCAACACCCCTGGTCGGTGTGAACTCTTGCCTCGTTCGGGTTGACGAGTGGGCACCAGTGGAGACATGCTTGCACTCCAACAGTGGACACTATGACGCAGGATGGATTACAGTGAGCATCACAACACGGACACCGATTGGAGCGATCTGGATGGTCCTCAACGACCGCAAGAAGCTCGCCAAGCTGATGGTGATCCAGGGCGTGTCGCAACGGGAGCTCGCGCAAGCGGCGGGCTGGAAGTCGCACTCCTACCTGGGTCGACTGCTACGAGGCGACGTGAACACTCTCGACGTCGAGCCTGCGATCCGGATCGCCATGTACCTCGGCGTCGGTACCGACGACCTCTTCATGTCGCGAGCGTCCACTCACAGTGGGCGAAACGCTTCCCCTCGGAGAACGCTGGCTCACGCCTCGTAGCCCGCCTCACATCGACGAAAGGAGAGAGCAATGACCAGCAGCATCACCCCGTTCGACTTCGACGGCACCGCGGTGCGCGTCGTCACCGACGAGGGTGGCGAGCCGTGGTTCGTGCTCGCCGACCTCTGCCGGATCCTCGGCCTCGTGCAGCCTGGCGCAGTCGCGCGGCGCCTCGCGGACGACGAGAAGGGTGTGCGCCTGACGCACACCCCTGGTGGCGAGCAGCAGATGCTGCACGTCAACGAGGCCGGCATGTGGACCGTGATCCTCCGCAGCGACTCCCCCGCCGCCGAGCCGGTCCGCCGCTGGGTCACGCACGAGGTGCTCCCGACCATCCGCCGCACCGGCCAGTACGGCTCGGCCCCCGCGCAGTTCGACCTCACGAGCATGGAGAACGTCGCGCTCGTCATCGAGGCCGCGCAGCAGGCGCTCGCCCGGGTCCGCGTGCTCGAGGCTCCGGCCGCGGCGTGGGAGAGCCTCGCGGACGCCGCGGGCGACTACTCGCTGCGGGACGCCGCGCAGATCCTCGACCGCGACCCCGCGATCGCGACCGGGCAGAACCGGCTCGCCCGGTACCTGCGCACGGTGCGGTGGCTCGACGCGTCGGGAACCCCGTACCAGCGGTACGTCGAGCAGGGCCTCCTGTGCTCGCGCGCCCGGCACTACGACCACCCGCGCACGGGTGAGCGGATGCTCTCGACGCAGGTCCGGGTCACCGCGAAGGGCCTCGGGCGCCTGCACGAGCTGCTCGGCGGCGACGCCCCCCTCGACGCGAGCATGCGCGCCCTCTCGGTCGTGACGGCATGAGCGTCCCGACGATCGCGCCCGTGTCGTTCGACTACGCCGGAGCGGCCGCGGCGACTGGCTGTTCGCGCGACGTGATCCAGCGCGCGGTCCGTGCTGGTGACCTGCCGGCGCACTACCCGAAGATCGCGGGCCGAGCGATCGCCAAGCCGCTCATCGACGCCGACGACCTGCGCGCGTGGGTCCGCGCCGGGGACGCCGAGAAGTCCAAGACCAACCCCTGACAGCAAGAAGCCCCGCCGTAGGCATGCAGGCCTGGCGGGGCAACTCGATCCGAGAGGAACAGTAGCAATGAAGCTGAGGAAGATCATCCGCCGGGCGGTGTCCCGGCGTACGGAGAGCGTGCTGAGCGTGCTCGTGCCGCGTGTGCCGGCGTCGCCGTCGCGGCTGGACCTGACGTGCCCGACGTTCCGCGCTGTGGGCGTGCACGAGGTCGTGTCGCCGCTGGCGGACACGACGCTGCTCGCCGAGGCGCTGTCGTCTGGTGACCGTCACGACCGCGACGAGCTGCGGGCCGCGGTACGGGTCCAGGGCGGCGCGATCATCACGGGCGGTGCGCGATGAGCCACGGGCCGGAGGACTTCGACGCGCTCGAGGCGAAGGGCAACGCGACGACGGAGGACGTCGCGGCGATGTTCTTCGCGGCGACGGAGCACGGGCACGTGCGCGCGGTGCGCGTCCCGAGGTACGCGGGCCGGGCGGGGATGAGCCAGGCCGCTGTGCTCGACGTCGCGACCCGGGCCCTGTGCACGGGCACGCGCCCGTCGGACGTCATGAGCGAGGCCGAGTCGCCGTACGGGTGGCCGGTGCAGAACTCGATCGTGCAGCTGGACATGGACGAGCAGGAAGCGATCGCCGCGTGCCAGGAGCGGTCCGTCGCGACGGTGCGGCGCGAGCGCGCGCGGATCCGCTTGGAGGAGGCGGCGTTCGCGTGGGCTGACGCGGAGAACCACCACCCGTCGCAGATCCTCGCGCGGACCGCTGAGACCGCCGCGGCGCTGCGGGCCGCGATCACCGAGCTGCGAGAGGCGGAGGGCCGATGAACGAGGACTTCCAGATGGAGATCGAGAGGGAGCGGCGCACGGCCCGGGACGAGTTCCTGGACCGGGTCGGTGACCAGGACGACGCGTGCGAGCGGTGCGGCACTGCGCACGTGCGCCGCGACCTCGACGAGCACGGCTGGTGCCTGCCGTGCCAGGACGTGGACGGGTTCGGTCTCGGCGCGCTGCTGAGCATCCCGGGCTTGCCTGGGATGTGGGAGGCGTGGGCATGGTCGCGGGTCGACGGGGCGTACACGATGCGCGCGAAGGACGGCGCCGCGCGCGCCGCGATCATGCACGCCGCAGCGCACGGGTTCCTCGTGGCCGGCGGGTACGTCGTCGTGCTCCCGCACGAGGTCGCGGCGGTGGCCCGATGAGCGCCCCGACCGTGCTCGCGGAGTACGCGCCCGGCATCCACGCGAGCATCCCCGAGCTCGAGTACCACACCCTGCCGGGCCTGTCGTCGACCGGGATCAAGCACCTCCTGGACTGCCCGGCCCGGTACGAGCACGAGCGCACGCACCGCACCGAGAAGAAGGCGTTCGACCTCGGGCACGCGGTGCACGAGCTCGTGCTCGGCGAGGGCATGGGCATCGAGGTCGTCGAGGCGGACTCGTGGCGGACGAAGGCGGCGCAGGAGGCCCGGGACGCTGCTCGTGCGGCTGGCCTGGTCCCGATGCTCGTCGCGGATCACGCCCGGGCCCGGGTCGCGGCGGACGCCGTGCTCGCGCACCCCGACGCGGGGCGGCTCCTGACCGGCGGCATGCCGGAGGTCTCGGTCCTGTGGGACGACCCCACGACCGGGGTCCGCTGCCGCGGGCGCCTCGACTACTGGCACGAGGGCGCGCACGTCGTCGTGGACCTCAAGACCACGGCCCGCTCGGCGGCGCCGCGGGGCATCGACCGGCTCGCGCAGTCCCTCGGCTGGCACACGCAGGCCGCGCACTACCGCGCCGGCGTCGAGCACCTGACCGGGCGTGCGCCCCGGTTCCTGCATGTCGTCGTCGAGGTCGACGCCCCGCACCTCGTGTCCGTCGTCGAGCTCGACGCCGACTACCTCGCGATCGGCGCCGCGGACGTGCGCCACGCGATCGACACCTACGCCCACTGCGCCGAGTCCGGTGAGTGGCCTGGGTACGCCCCTGGCGTGCACCAGATCGCCCCGCCGCGCTGGCTCGACAGCACCCCCACGGAGGAAGCATGAGCACCGACCTGACGACCCAGGGCGCCCCGACCGCGCCCGCCATCACGACCGAGAGCATGGCGCTCATCGAGTCGACCGCCGCGTCTCTCGGGCACGCGCACCAGATCGCGTCCGCGCTGTGCAAGACCGCGTTCGCCCCGGCGCACCTCAAGAACAAGCCGGAGGAGGCCGCGGCCGCGATCCTGTACGGCGCGCAGGTCGGCCTCGACCCGCTCGCCGCGATGCAGAACGTGTACGTGATCGGCGGGAAGCCTGCCCTGTACTCGCGCACCATGGTCGCGATCGTCCTCGCCGCGGGGCACGCGATCTGGACGGACGAGTCGACGAACAGCCGCGTCACGGTCTCCGGGCGACGCCGCGGGTCCGACGTCATCGAGACCGTCACGTGGGACACCGCGCGAGCCGAGCTCGCCGGGTACACGACGAACAAGAAGTACCGCACCGACCCGCAGGCCATGCTCTACGCCCGTGCCGCTGGTGACGTCGCGCGCCGCATCGCGCCCGACGCGCTGCTCGGCATGGCGTACACCGCGGAGGAAATGCAGGTCCTCGAGGCGCGCGACGTGACGCCGCGCCGCGAGTCCGCGACGGACATCCTCGCCGTGCCCGCCCCGGCCGCGCTCGCCGAGAGCGCTTCCCCGAGCGCTCCGGACGTCATCACGCCCGCGCAGTCTCGCGCGCTGCACGCCGGGCTCCGCGAGCACGACCTCACCGACCGTGACGCGGGCCTCGCGTTCGTCAGCGAGATCCTCGGCCGCGACGTCGAGTCGACGAAGACCCTCACCCAGGCAGAGGCCGGGCAGGTCCTCGACGCGCTCGCCGCGTGGCCGACCGACCCGCCCGAGAGCAGAGCCCTCGAGCTGGACGTCGCGGACGTGGAGGGCCAGGCGTGAGCGCGAACCTCACCATGACGGACCTGTTCTGTGGCGCTGGCGGGTCGTCCACGGGCGCGGTCTCGGTCCCAGGCGTCGAGGTCCGCCTCGCCGCGAACCACTGGGACCGCGCGATCGAGACCCACAACCAGAACCACCCCGACACCGATCACCTGCAGGCTGACATCTCGAACACGGACCCGCGGTACGTCCCGACGACCGACCTGCTCTGGGCGTCGCCCGAGTGCACGAACCACTCCCGCGCGAAGGGGAGGAAGCTCGCCGGCCAGCAGCCCGACCTGTTCGGCGACGTCCTGCCCGAGGAGGCTGCCGAGCGGTCCCGCGCGACGATGTGGGACGTCGTCCGGTTCGCCGAGGCGCACCACTACAAGGCGGTCCTGGTCGAGAACGTCGTCGAGGTCGTCGACTGGTCGTCGCCGTGGGGCGAGCGGGGCGGGCTGTTCCGGTCGTGGCTCGGCGCGATGCACGCCCTCGGCTACCGGCACCGCGTCGTGTCGATGAACTCGATGCACGCCCAGGCGCACGGTCTGCCTGCACCGCAGTCCCGGGACCGGGTCTACATCGCGTTCTGGCGTGCGGGCGACCGGGCGCCGGACTTCGAGCGGATGCAGCGCCCGAAGGCGTACTGCGCGCGCTGCGACCAGATCGTCGACGCGATGCAGTGGTGGAAGAAGGGCGACGGGCAGGCTCGCCCGGGCCGCTACCGGTCGCAGTACCTCTACCGGTGCCCGAACATCGCGTGCCGCAACGACGTCGTCGAGCCCGCGTGGCTCCCGGCGGCGTCGATCATCGACTGGTCGAACCCGGGCACGCGGATCGGTGACCGGGCCAAGCCCCTGGCCGAGAAGACGATGCGGCGCATCCAGGTCGGGATCGAGCGGTACTGGTCCCCGATCCACGTCGAGCACGGCGGCAACCAGTACGACGCCGCCGACCCGAAGCACCCGGGGTTCGGCGACCCGGGCTCGTACTACCGGGCTTGGCCCGCGTCCGAGCCGCTGCGGACCATGCACACGCGCGAGTCCAAGGCGATCGCCTACACGCCCGTCATGGTCCCGGTCGAGGGTCGCGACGGGAAGCAGCCCATGACGATGGTCGATCCGCTGCGCACGCAGACGACGCGCAACGAGTCCGGCCTCGCGTTCCCGCCGTTCCTCGCCGAGCTGCGCGGGGGCGGGTCGACGGCTCGGCGTGCGTCCGACCCGCTCGCCACGGTCACCGCGTCGGGCAACCACCACGGGCTCGTCATGACGAACGCCCACTCGAACCGCGCACGCCCCGTCTCGGAGGCCATGCCGACCATGACGACCGCGGGCGGCGGCGGGCACGCGCTCATCCACCGGCACAACGGCGGCGGGCCGGAGATGACGACTCCCGCGGGCGAGCCGATCCGCACCGTCACCACGACCGGCCACCAGTCCGTGCTCACCGGGCAGACCGTCGACATCGCCGACGTCCGCTTCCGGATGCTCGAGCCCGACGAGATCAAGCAGGCCATGGCCTTCCCCCGCGAGTACCTCATGGCCGGCAACCGCCGCGAGCAGGTCAAGCTCTCCGGCAACGCCGTCACCCCGCCCGCCGCACGCGACCTCATCGCGACCGTCACCACGGCCCTCACAGGAGAGGAAGCAGCATGATCCCCCGCTACACCGCGCGACCGACGACGAGCAGCGCGCCCAGCACCCGCGAGCCCGAGGACTGGCGCATGGAGGCCGCGTGCCTCGGCGTCGACCCCGAGTCCGTCGGGTTCCACGACGACGGCCTGCGCGGCACCGCCAAGGAGCGTCAGGTCGCCGCCGCGAAGGCCCTCTGCGCGACCTGCGACGTCGCGACCGCGTGCCTCGAGTTCGCGCTGGCTGCCGAGGGCCGGGCCAACTCGGGCCGGTACGGGATCTTCGGCGGCCTCGACGGCGACGAGCGCGGCCTGCTCTCCCAGCAGCGGCGCGCGGCCCGCACGACGGCGGTGGCATCATGAGCGCCCTCACCCCGACCCACGTCTACCTGTGCCGAGAGTGCAGGCGGTACGGATCGCTGCCCGGCTGCCACGAGTGCGCCGCGATCATGCTGGCCCGCCGGAACGCGATCCTCCGGCACCGCGAGCTCACGCTCGAACCTGCAGAGGTCTGCGCACGACGGCGCCAGGCCCTGACGGTGACGTCATGACGCGCTCCCGAGCGTCCGCGAAGGCCGCCGGCACCCGCCACGAGACCTCCGTCGCGGCATACCTCGCCGACCACGTCGACGACCGCATCGAGCGCCGCCGCCAGACCGGCGCGAAGGACCGCGGCGACCTGTCCGGGATCCGGCACATGGGCGGCCGAATCGTCGCCGAGTGCAAGGACTACGGCGGGCGCGTGCAGGTCGGGCCCTGGCTCGACGAGACCGACGTCGAGCGCGGCAACGACGACGCCATGGCCGGGTTCGTGGTCGCGAAGCGTCGCGGCACCACGGACCCCGGCAAGCAGATCGTCCTGATGACCCTCGCCGACCTCGTCGCGCTCCTGACCGGGACGCGGCCCGGGGAGAGGTCAGGTGAGCGGCTCGAAGAGCTCGAGGCCAACGACTCGGAAGTCGTCCCGCTCGCTCTCACGCGCGAGGTCGACCTCGACGTCATCGCCCACGCCAGCGGCGTCGGCGGCTCGGACCAGGGCGCGGAGCTCGCCCCACGTGCCGCCGTCGAAGTGGAACGTCGTCGTCTTCCCAAGGCCCATGCGGCCATCGTGCCAGAGGAGGCCCGCAATGGCTCGTGACCACGCACGCATCCGGCTCGACATCTGGACCGACGACGACTGGCGTGAGCTGTCGTCGGGGGCGCAGTGGCTCTACATGCGCCTGCTGTCGGACGGCACGACGTCGTTCGCAGGCGTCGCGGACTGGCGGCCGGCGCGCATCGCCGCGGCGACCGCCGACCTGACCGCTCGCGACGTCGAGATGTACGCCGTCGAGCTCGAGGACGGGCGCTTCATCCTGCCCGACCGTGACAGCGAGGAGGTCATGGTCCGGTCGTTCGTGAAGCACGACGGCCTGATGCGGTCTCCCAACGTCGCGGCGGCGTTCGTGAAGGCTCACGCGGCGATCGCGTCTCGGGTCCTGCGCGCGGTCGTCGTGGACCAGGTGACACGTCTGCAGGAGGCTCAGCCCGACCTCAAGGGGTGGACGCGGTCAGAGGTGCAGCGGGTCCTGTCGAAGCGGTCGATGACGTTCGAGGAAGGGCTCGCCGCACTGCCCGCCAACCCCTCGCGGAACCCTTCGGGGAAGGGTTCGGGAAACCCCTTCGGCATCCCTTCGATCATCCTTCCCGATCCCGCCTCGAACCCTTCCGGAAGGGGTTCGGTCAACCCTTCGGTAACTCCTGCTCCTACTCCTACTCCCTCTCCATCTCCTTCATCATCCGCTGGAACTTCATCTGACCAGGGCCTCGAGAAGCGGGTCGGATGATGAACGAAATCACGGCTGACGGGGCCCGAGCACTCGCTGCGCTCGTCTCGACCATCCGCCCCGCCTGGGGTGCCGCCGGAGTCCTCGCAGCGCTCGCCGACGCCCGCCACCGCGGCACCGCCGCCGAGCTCGCACACGCCGCCATCACCGCCGCCACCACCCCCGAAGCCCGCACCCCCGCCGTCATCGCGATGGACGGCCCGCACTGGCACACCACCCACCACCCCGCCTCGAGCACGGACTACGACCGGTGCACCCAGCCCGGCCACGGGTCCTTCCCCGCTTGGAACTGCGGAGCGTGCCGCTCCGAGGACCTCGAGGGCCAGCGCCCGACCACCCCGCCCCGCGCGGAACCGTCCGTGAGCTACGAGCACGGGCCGCGCATCGTCCGCGCCGCGATGACCGCCGCCGGCATCCCCACCACCCGCACCCAGGAGGACCGATGAGGCTCGCGATCGCGGACCCGCCCTACCTCGGGCGCGCGCACCGCTGGTACGGCGTCGGCGGCCGCGGGCACGGCGGCGGACGCGGCCGAGCCGACGAGCACGACGGCGCACGCGCATGGGACACCCCCGCCCGACATCAGCAGCTCGTCACCGACCTCACCGCCGGATTCGACGGGTGGGCGATCGCCCTCCCGCCGTCGTCCCTGCCGACGTACCTCGCGGTCGCGCCGCCCGCCGCGCGCGTCATGGTCTGGCACCGCACCAACGCGGTCCCGTCCGGGCAGCGCGTGCGCGCCGCGTGGGAGGCCGTGCTCGTCCTGACCCCCGAGTCCCGGCGCGCGCACGGCACCGGCCTGCCGCTCGACGACGTCCTGACCGCGCCCTGCCCGCGAACGGGCTTCACCGGCGCGAAGCCGGCGGTGTGGACCCGGTGGGTGCTCGACGCGCTCGGCCACCAGTCCGACGACGACGTCGTCGACCTGTTCGCAGGGTCCGGCGCCGTCACCGCAGCACTCAACCAAGGCGTGCTCGAGCTCGCCACCACCCCCGAGGAGACCCGATGAACCTCGCCGCCGCGTGCAACACACCCGGCGCCAATGCCGCAGCACTCGACAGCAACCAAGGATCAGGGAACGTCCGCCGGATCGTCCGTCCTGCCCTCTCCAGGCCCCGAAAGAGCCTGCAGGGACTTAGCGATCGATTCAAGGTCATCTCGCATTCCTCGGAAGTAGTTGGCACTCCGATCCGCCCCGTTGAGGTGCCTGAGTTCCTTCCTGATCTGACTCAACCTGCCGAGGATCGAGTTGTCCGACGTCGCGTAGGTGTGCTGGGCATACAACGACGTGTCCAGGCGGAACCGGTCCTTGTAACGGCGTACTCGGCCCCTCCGGTAGCTGATCGTGACGGTCAGATCGAGAGGAAGGTCGCTGTTGCTCTGATCGCTCAGGTCAGCACTGATCGCGTTGGTCAACTCCTGTCCAGGGCCGAGGTTCGCGATCCGGCGCTCGTACCGCCGGATGATGAAGGGCCGGAGCGACTGCGTTGGAAGCACAGGGGTCAACCCTGGATCGAACTCAACCGCGATCTCTCTCGCAACGGAACCACCAATGTTCCTCACGACGAACTCAAGTCGCTCGTGGGGACTCTCTGTGGGGATTCGATACTCCGCGATGACTACCGGCCGCGTCCGCTCACGACTATCACGACCGGCGTGAATCAGCGTCCAGATCGCCACGAGAGCCGTAGCACCGGCAGCAAGACCACCCACTGCAGCCCAATCGACGCCCCAGAGGCTAGCCGCAGCCGTGTCCGACGGGTCAACTCCTACTACGACCTCTACAAGTCTCATCACGCGGCGCACTTTAGCGCCGCGGGCGGACGTGGGAGAGGACGCCCCGCCCGTGCCCGACTCACCCCCGCGGCACGTACCGCCCCGGTGGCGCGCGTGTCCGACCCCGGGGAGGACGCATGAGCACGCACCGGGGCCGTGTCCGCAAGAGCTCGGGCATCTGGTGGGTCGAGTGCTCCGGCACCCTGACCTGCTGCTGGCGCAGCGTCGACGGCACCCTCGCCGCCGCGTGCGACCAGATCCGCGAGCACATCCGCAACGAGCACCAGGAGACCCCGTGAGCACGCCCGCACGCATCAACCCCGACACGACCGCGGCGCTCCTCGTCGCGGTGCTCGCCACCAGCGGCCTCGTCGGCATCAGCTTCGTCCTGTCGTTCGCCGGCCTGTCCGCCCTCGCGCCGTGGGTCGCGGTCGAGCCGCACCTCGCCTGGCTGCTGCCGCTGTTCATCGACGGCGCGATCCTCGTCTACACGTACAGCGCCCTCGCGGCCCGGGCCCGGCACGAGTCCGCCGCGCGCCCGTGGACGTGGGTCGCGCTCTGGACCGCCGTCTCGTCCGCAGCGAACGGCGCGCACGCACTCGAGTACGGCACCCACGACACCACGGTCGCTCTCGTCGTCGGCGTCGCCCTGGCCGCGCTCATCCCCGTCGGGTCCCTCCTCGGCACCCACGAGATCGCCGACCGGATGATCGCCCGCCCCACCACCCCCGACGCCCTCGACGTCGAGTACGCCCAGCTCTGCGACCACCACGAGGCCGGACGGGACACGTTCGGCATCCCGGCGGGGCTGCTGTGCACCACCACCCCCGTCGGCCTCGGGCGCCTCGCCACGGCCCGTCAGGCGTCCCATCCCGCCCTCCCGGATGGAACACCCCACGGCACACCCACCGAGCCCGCGGCCGGGCACGACGACACCCCTACGGCGTCCCCGCGACGACGCCGCCTCACCACCCGCCAGCGCAACAGGATCCACACCCTCGCCCGCGACGGCATGAGCGTGCGCGGCATCGCCGACAAGGTCGGCGTCAGCGCATCCACCGTGTCCCGCCACCTCACCCAGCAGGAGGACTGACCCCGTGACCACCCCCGAGCAGCTCTACACCGCCGCCCGCGAAACCCTCACCCTCCTGCCCCGCACGCAGGCCCTCATCACCCACACCACCAACCAGGTCGACGAATCCCAGATCAAGCGCACCAAGACCGTGCACCGCATCCCCTGGAACAACGACGCCGCCACCCTCTACTTCGACATCCACGCCGCCGTCCGCCGCCACGAAGCCGCCCTCACCCTGCTCCTGTTCGGCCACGCCCGATACCGCGGCGGCGACGACCAGAACACCCTCGACGCCGTGTCCCGCCTCCCCGTCCTCCTCGACCGTGCCCACACCGCCGGCCACCAGCACCACGACACCGTCACCACCGCGACCACCGACCTCACCGCCTGGCCCCGCCAGCTCCGCGCCCTCCTCGACGAGCCCCGCGACGGCGAAACCCCCTGGACCAAGGCCCCCGGCAACCTCGTCTGCCCCCACTGCGAGCAGCGCCTCCACCTCGCCCCCGGCTGGCGCGACCGCCCCGACCACGCCGACCTCGTGTGCCGCACCCCCGACTGCGCGGACGAGCACGGCCACCAGCCCCGCTGGGCGCCCTCCGCCTGGGTCGGCCTCGTCCAGCCCGACCCCGCACCCGCCCCGCCCGGCGTCACCCTCACCGCCTACGCGACCATGCACAATATGCGCCGCAACACGCTCGACGTCTGGGCGCACCGCGGCCTCGAGCCCGTCGGACACGACCCCGCCGGTGTCGCCCTGTACGACGTCAACCATCTCGACCAACGCCGCGCTGCCTCCACTGGTCGGTGTAGCCTCCAGGTGGTGCACCTCTGAGCCTTCGCTCTATGCGTCGGGAGCCGTCGCCGCCGGCATCATCATGATTCTCGCAATGAGCAGTCGCTGCACCCGTCTCTGGACGACTGCAACAGCGGAAGGAGGTCAGACCATGACACGAGTCCTTACAACGCTTGGGTTCCTGGCCGATATGACCACACTGATCATGGCCGGCGGCGCGGTACTCAGGCCTGAATGACACCCGTGTAATTTCGCTGTAAGGTCGTGCACGGCACCCCATGCCCACACGACATCAGCCCCCGGAACGCGAGACAGCGCCCGGGGGCTTCGTCGTACTCGCCGCTGTCGGCACACCTCGCTACTGTCAGCGCATGGATCTTCATGAACTGCGCGAAACGATCAGCAACTCGCGGTACGAGGACGACTGGCACCATGTCGTCACCGGGCCGTTCTACACCGACGCCCCCGACGTGGACGAGGACACCGTCGAGCAGCACGACGAGCTTCTCGTCTACACGCCCAACGTCGATATCACGATCCAGCACGGCCTCCGCGCGCGTGGGTTCGACCACATCAAGACGGCCGATCAGCTCTGGCAGGACGCCAGCTTCCCTGACCCGAAGGCGACCGTCGACTTCGTCGACGTCTTCTGGCGAGGCGTCCTGGTCGACCGCGAGTGCGTCGTGAACGTCGACGGGGGACGCGCGACCATCCCGCTGGGAACCCAGAAGCCCCTGAACTACAGTTCGAGTGGCCCTCGACCCGAGAAGTACGAGTTCGAGTACACCGCCACCAAGTGGCAGGTCGCACTTGCCCGGATCGCTGACCGCGACCACGACTGGGCGAGCTACATGGAGCAGGCCGGCATCATCATCAAGTAGCGCATGACACCGACGAGCCCCGCGGAATCGAAACCGCGGGGCTTCGTCGTACCCAAACTCCCCTGTCCGGCCGCTGGACCCGCGACCAACCACCAGGAGCGAGCGCGGCGAGCCCAGCCCGACAGGGGCCACCACCCACCCCACGAGCGCGAACAGCCACCCAGGCGGTGTGACGCGACCCCGAGGCAGGTGACCCCCGATGGCCGCCAACCCCTGGACCCCCACCGACGACCAGCACCTGCGCGACATGGCCGACGCCACCCCGCCCGTCCCCGTCCGCGAGCAAGCCAAGCAACTCGGCCGCACCCTCGCCGCCGTAGCCCGCCGCCGCCGCGACCTCGGCATCACGTCCGACCGGACCCGCACCGCCGCCGCCACCCAAGCGAAGGTCGCCGACGCCAAGGCACGCCGCGCAGCGCTCGAGCTCCGCGCCCTCACCCGCGTCGAGCACCTCTACGACCGCCTCGAAGCCCGCACGTTCACGACCCTGATCCGCGGCGCCGGCGCGGCCGAGGAAGAAGCCACCCTCCCGTTCGTCCCACCCGCCGACGAACGCCAGATCGCCGCGACCATCAGCCAGCACCTCAACGCGTCCCTGCGGATCGCCGAGCACGACGCCGACGACGGCCACACCGCCGTCATCGGGATGATCGACGCGATCACGACCGCGATCACCGCAGCCGCCGACGCCATGCCCGACCCCGAGGCCACCCCATGACCGCGGTCGTCGTCACCCAAGCCGTCATCACCGCGGTCCTCGCCGGCCTCTCCCCCCTGCAGGTCTGGTCCATCGCCCGCTCCACAGCCCGCGTGAACCTCTGGACCGGCAGCATCCGCTCCGGCAAGACCATCGCGTCCCTGCTCCGCTGGGTCCTCTATGTCGCCCGCGCGCCCCGCGGCGGCGAGCTCGTCGTCGTCGGTCGCACCCGCGAGTCCATCGCGCGCAACGTCTTCGGGCCCCTGCAGGACCCGCAGCTGTTCGGCATGATCGCCCGGCATGTCTCGTACACCGCCGGAGCGCCCACCGCACGCATCCTCGGCCGCACCATCCACGTCCTCGGTGCGTCCGACTCCCGCGCCGAGAACGTCCTGCGAGGCCTCACCTGCGCCGGCGCGTACGTCGACGAAGCAACCCTCGTCAGCGAGGCGTTCTGGACGCAGCTCCTCGGCCGCATGTCGGTCCCCGGCGCGATGCTGTTCGCCACCACCAACCCCGACGGGCCCTCGCACTGGCTCAAGAAGCAGGTCATCGACCGCGCCGTCGAGCTCGGCTACCGCGTCTTCCGGTTCCGCCTCACCGACAACACGCACCTGCCCGCCGAGTACGTCGCGCAGGTCTCCCGCGAGTACGTCGGCCTCTGGTTCCGCCGCTTCATCCTCGGCGAGTGGGTCCAGGCCGCCGGCGCGATCTTCGACTCCTGGGACCCCGCCCGCCACGTCATCCCCACCACGGACCTCCCCCCGATGGACCGCGTCCTCGCGATGGGCGTCGACTACGGCGACCAGCACGCCACCCGCGGCTACCTCATCGGCATCGGCCCCGACACCCGTCCCGGCCACGACGGCGAGCACCGCCTCTACACGCTCGCCGAGTGGGCGCCCGGCCGCATGACCATCGGCGAGCACTCCACCGACCTTCGCCGGTGGCTCGCCAGCCAGCCCGTCGACGCGTGGCGCACCCCCGAGTGGGTCGCCGTCGACTCCGCCGCGAGCTCGTTCCGCCACCAGCTGTTCCACGACGGGCAACCCGGCGTCCGCAACGCCCACAAGGCCGTCCTGCCCGGCATCCGCACCCTCGCCGGGCTCCTCGCCGTCGACAAGATGGTCGTCGCCGACACGTGCACCCACCTGATCGCCGGGATCCCCGGGTACGTGTGGGACGAGAAGGCCACAGCACGCGGCGTCGACGCGCCCGTGAAGGCCGACGACGACGAGGTCGACGCCTGGCGGTACGGCATCTACACCACCCGCCTCGACTGGACCTCGCTCATCCCCCTCGCCCCCGCCCTCACGGACGCACCCGGCGACACCACCGACTGACAGGAGGCCGCGATGCCGCTGCCAGCGAACGGGACCGCGTGGCCCCCGAAGGACCTCGCGACGATCACCACCACCCTCGCCGAGTGGTCCGCCTGGTTCGAGGGCACCGCCGCCGCCCTCACGAAGGCGTACCTGAACGTCGCGACGACCACGACGACGAAGCGCTCCTGGTGGGGCCGCACCACGACCAGCACCAGCACCGCGGAGCGCCCCGACCAGCTGCACGTCCCGATCGCCGCGGACCTCTGCCGCGCCTCAGCGGACCTGCTGTACGCCGAGCCGCCCACGTTCAAGATCGACGGCAACGAGGAGGCGCAGGCACGCCTCGACGACCTCCGCGAGGACGCCCACCAGGTCCTCGCCTCCGGCGCCGAGGTCGGGGCCGCGCTCGGCGGGCGCTTCCACCGAGTCACCTGGGACCGCGCCCTCGAGCCCGACGGCGCGTTCCTCACGACCGTCGACGCGGACTCCGCCGCCCCCGAGTTCCGGTGGGGTCGCCTCGTCGCCGTGACGTTCTGGCACGTCCTGCCCAGCCCGGCCGGGTCCGTGATCCGCCACCTCGAGCGGCACGAGCTCGACCGCGACGGGAACGGGCTCATCCTGCACGGCCTGTACGACGGCACCGCGAACGACCTCGGCCACGCTGTGCCCCTGGCCGACCACCCCGCGACCGCGGGCCTCGCCACCGCCGTCGACGAGACCGGCGCGATCATCGAGGGCCGCACCCCCGGCCTCTGCGTCGTCTACGTCCCGAACCAGACCCCGCAGCGCCGCTGGCGCAAGGACCCCGTCGGCCGGAACCTCGGCCGCTCCGACCTCGACGGCGTCGAACCCCTCATGGACGCCCTCGACGAGGCCTACGGGTCCCTCATGCGCGACGTCCGCCTCGGCAAGGGCCGCATCATCGTGCCCGCGTTCATGCTGCAGGACAACGGCCCCGGCAAGGGCGCGTCGTTCGACCTCGACCGCGAGGTCTACGACAGCCTGAACATCCCGATGCCCGAGGACGGCACCCCGCCGATCGTCGCGCAGCAGTTCCAGATCCGTGTGACCGAGCACCTCGAGCTCATCACCGACCTGATCGGCCGTATCCTGACGACGTCGGGGTACTCCGCGCAGACGTTCGGTGCGGGCCCTGACGGGGCCGCGATCACCGCGACGGAGGTCCAGGCCCGGGAGCGGCGTTCGTTCCTCACGCGGGCACGCAAGGCCCGCATCGAGGAGCGTGCGGTCTCCCGCCTCCTGACGAAGCTCCTGAGCATCGACCAGGCCCTGTTCAACGGGCCCGCGCTCGTCGACGGGCAGCGCATCGCGGTCGAGTTCGGCGACAGCGTGCAGGACTCCCTCCTGACGCTCGCGCAGACGGCGCAGGCCATGGCGAACGCCCGCGCCGCGAGCATCGCCGAGCGGGTCCGCACCCTGCACCCCGACTGGACCGATGAGCAGGTCGAGAAGGAGGTCGACGCGATCAGCCAGGAGGACGCGGTCGCCGACCCGTTCGCCCCGCCGCCCGGCGCGGAGTAGCGCGTGCCTGTCGACCCGGGCCTCGGGGAGTTCCTCGCCGGCCGCGTGTCCGCCCTGTACGCCGACGCCGAACTCCGGCTCCTGCGCATCATCCGCGACAGCCTCGCCCGCGACCTCGGCGCACCCGCCTGGGCCGTGCTCAAGCTGACCGAACTCGAACGAGTCCGTGCCGCGCTCGGCGCGACCCTGCGCCCCCTCACCGCGCAGGCCCTCGACCTCGTGATCGAGACCGTCGCCGAGGCGTACGAGGCCGGGCAGGGCGCCGCCGCGACCGAGCTCGGCGCCAAGACGGCCGCGACCGTAGCCGCGCCAGCGCAGGCTCGAGCGATCGCGACCGTCGCAGAGGAGACGATCAGCACCCTGATCCCGCTCCGCGCCCGACTCCTGCGCTCCGCGGTCGACGTCTACCAGCGCACCGCCGCAGCGCCCGTCGCAGGCGTCCTCGCCGGCGCCGACACGACCCGCACCGCCGCACAGACCATGCTCAACCGGCTCGTCTCGCAGAACGTCCTCGGCTTCACCGACAAGTCCGGGCGCCGCTGGGCCCTCGACTCGTACGTCGAGATGGCCGTGCGCACCGGCACCGGGAAGGCAGCCGTCCAGGGGCACGTCGACACGCTCGCCGCGAACGGCCTCGACCTCGTCGTCGTGTCCGACGCCCCGCGCGAGTGCCCCCTGTGCCGCCCCTACGAGGGCAAGGTCCTGTCGACCCGGTCCGGGCGCACCGGCCGGGTCACGGTCCGCTCCGAGACCAGCGACGAGCCCGTGACGGTCGAGGTGACCGCGACCCTGAACGAGGCCCGCGCAAACGGCTTCCAGCACCCCAACTGCCGGCACAGCCTCTCCGCGTACGTCCCGGGCGCGACCCGCCTGCGCGAGCCCCGCACCGACCCAGACGGGTACGAGGCCGGGCAGCGGCAGCGCGCGATCGAACGGAACATCCGGAAGTGGAAGCAGCGCGAGGCCGTCGCGCTCGACGGGCCCGCGACCGCGATCGCACGGGCGAAGGTCCGCGAGCACCAGGCCGTGATGCGCGACCACCTCGCCGACCACCCCGAGCTGCGGCGGCTGCGGCACCGGGAGCAGGCCCGCGGCGTGACGCACACGCCGGCCGCGGGCCCGTCCCAGGCTGTCGACGCCGAGGTCCGTCGCCTCCTACGCCGCTCCTAACCCCATCCCCTCGCGCGCCTGGTGCGCGTGACGCGCCCGCAGCCCGTGGCCGCAACCGACACCGACACGAGTCCAGGAGGCTCCGTCATGCGCAAGGCACCCACGATGTTCCCGATCCTGCCCACCCCGGGCCTGTCCCACCCCCGCTTCACCCGTCTGCGCTTCATCACCGACGGCGCGACGGACGGTACGCCAGGCGCGACGCCCAGCACCGAGCCCAAGGGCGACGACACGGGAACGCCTTCCGGACAGGACTCGGCAGGCGCCGACGCACCGAAGACCTACGACGAGGCCTACGTCGCCAAGCTCCGCGAGGAGAACGCCGCGAACCGGGTCAAGGCCCGCGACGCCGAGACCGCCGCCACGACCGCCGCCGAAGCCAAGATCAAGGCAGCGCTCGAGGCGCTCGGGATCAAGCCCGACGGCGACGACACCGACCCCGTCAAGCTCGCCGAGAAGGCCGCGGCCGAGCGCGACGCCGCGACCGCGCAGGCCCGCGCCGCGCAGGTCGAGCTCGCCGTGTACCGCGCCGCGAGCACCGCGAACGCCGACGCGACCGCACTCCTCGACTCCAACAGCTTCCTCGCGACCGTCCGGGACATCGACCCGACCGACAGCGAGGCCATCGTCGCCGCCATCAAGACGGCGACCAGCACGAACCCCAGGCTCCGCGCGACCCAGGCGGTCGGGGCGAGCAGCGTCGACCACGCCGGCGGGACCGGCGAAGGCGCGATCACGGCGGAGAAGTTCGCCGCCATGACCCCTGCGGACAAGAACGACCTGTTCCGCAAGAACCCCACCCTGTACCGCCAGCTCACCGGCCGCTGAGCCGGAGAAAGCAGAGGCCACCATGGCTACCACCACCCGCGCGGACCTGTACGCGCCCGAGGTCTGGGAGGACCTCGCCCAGGCCGCGTTCACCGGCGCCGCGATCGTCGGCACCTCGACCGCCGTCGTCGCCGACGACACGCTCGCCGGGCAGCCCGGCGACACCGTCAACTTCCCCGCCTGGATGGCGCTGTCCGAGATGAGCGACCTCACCGAGGGCGTCGCGATCGTCCCGGAGAAGCTCACCCAGAAGAACTCGAAGGCCACCATCAAGGAGGCCGGCAAGGGCGTCGAGTTCACCGACAAGGCGAAGCTCACCGGCCTGGGCAACGGCCAGGACGAGGCGATCCGCCAGTTCGGTCTCCTCTCCGCCCGGAAGGTCGACGCGGACCTCATCACGTCCGCGCAGGCCGTCGTCGCCGGCGGCATCACCTACGCCGACGGGACGGCCGCGACCGCGTCCACGCCGCTCCTGCACACCATCAGCGGCGGCGCGATCACCTGGCCCGGCCTCGTCGACGGCCTCGAGAAGTTCGGCGACGACTTCGAGCCGTCGGAGTTCTCCGGCCTGTACATCCGCGCCGAGCAGCGGTCGCAGATCATGAAGGACGACACCTTCATCAAGGCGTCCGACCTCGGTGCGGGCGGCGAGGGCACCATGGTGCGCCGCGGCTTCATCGGCGAGGTCGCGGGCCTGCCCGTGTACGTCACGAACCGCCTCGCGACCGGCAAGGCCCTCGTGCTCAAGCGGAACTCGCTCGGCCTGATGTACAAGCGCCGCCCCGTCGTCGAGCAGGACCGCGACATCCTCGCCCGCACGGACGTCGTCACGACGAACCTGCACTACGCGACCAAGCGCCTCGACGACAAGGGCGTCCTGGTCGTCACGATCGGCGCCTGACCATGGGCATGCTCATGCGCCGGCACTACGAGAAGGCCGGCCCCGACGCCCCCGTGGCGGACGGGCCGGCCGTGCCGGACGGCGACCCGACCGAGACGTGGAAGGCCGACCAGCTCAAGGCCTACGCGGCCGAGCACGACGTCGACCTCGCCGGCGCGACGAAGAAGGCCGACGTCCTCGCGGCCATCCTCGCCGCCACGACGCCGCCCACGAACCCGGACGGCGAGGGCACCACCCCCGCCGCCGACGAGACCCCGACGGACGACGCCCCCACGTCCTGACGGGCACGACGGCGAGCACCCCGACCACCCCACCGGGGTGCTCGCCGCCCCTGCACCCGTGGTGGGTGCGTCAACGCCGACCGGGCACCTCACCTGCATCGCGGCGAAGGCCGTTCGGGGCCGTCAGCGCCCGGGACTCCCGGCCCTGCCATGAACGCGACCTGCGCACCCACCACCACCCCCAGGAGGACGACGTGAGCCTGACCTACGCGACCCCCGCCGACCTCGCGACCTGGACCGGCAGCACGACACCCGAGAACGCGACCGAGCTCCTGCGGTCCGCGTCCGGGCTCGTCACCGCGGCGACCCGCACCGCGGTCTACGACGTCGATCCTGACGGTCAGCCCACCGCCCCCGACGTCGTCGCCGCGTTCCGGGACGCGACCTGCGCGCAGGCAGCGACCTGGGCCGCGCTCGGCATCGACCCGGCGACCCTCGGCCTCACCCCGACCGGCAGCGGAGGCCCTGTCGCGTCGATGAGCCGCGGCTCCGCGTCCATCACCTACGCCGGCGCCGAGGCCGCGGCCGCGACCCGCGCGAGCATCACTACCCAGCTCACGCCCGAGGCGCGAACCATCCTCGCGAGCGCGAACCTCCCGGCCAGCGTCCAGGTCCGCGGATGATCACCGACCCGTTCGCCGCGTTCTACGACCAGGAGATCACCGTCCGCCCGTACCTCGGGTCGGGCGCGTACGGCGACACGTACGGCGCCCCCGTGACCGTGATCGTGCTCCTCGACGAGTCCGCGACGCTCGTGCGCGACCGCACCGGCGCGGAGGTCGTCGCGTCCGCGACCGCGTCCACCGGCCCTGACGCACCGGACGCCCCGCCCGGGTCCGAGGTCACCCTCCCGAGCGGGCGCGTCACGACCGTCATCACGCAGTCCCGGCACGGTGCGCACCCGCTCAGCCTGCCCACGGGCACCGACTGGACCCTCGCATGACGAGCATGCAGTTCACGCCCGGGCGCAGCCCTGACGGGGCCGTGCAGGACGCCGTCGAGCGCGGCCTGTACCTCGCCGCCGAGCACGTCCTCGGCGTCGCCCGCGACCGCGTCCCCCACGAGGAGGGCACCCTCGAACGCTCCGGCGTCACGAAGGTCGACCGGGACCAGGCCACGATCGCGTTCGACACCCCGTACGCGGTCCGCCAGCACGAGGAGATCGGCTGGCGGCACGACGACGGCCGGCAGGCGAAGTACCTCGAGTCCGCGATGAACGAGAACGTCGACGTCGTCCGCGACCTCGTCGCGACCCAGGTCCGACGCTCGCTCGGTCAGTAGCTGGTCGACGCCCCCAGCGCGAACAGCCCGATCCACATCCAGACCACGAAGAACCCGGCGATCGCTCCGAGGATGCCGATCACGATCCCCGCGATCGCCATGCCCTGCCCGCCCTTGCCCTTCTTCGCGTCGTTGAGACCGATGAGGCCGAGGATCACGGCTGCGACGGACCCGACGCCCGCGAACCACAGCAGGGACAGGACGAGCGACCAGATGCTCGCGGCCGAGGTGGGGCGCGGCGGGGCGTAGGCGACCGCAGGCTGCACCCACACGCCGCGCTGGGCGTCCCACACCGGCTGCGGTGCGTACGTGCCGCTGTACGGGGCATCGACAGGCGTCTCGGGGGTCTTCTCCGTCATCCGCCCAGGCTCCCACGACACACCCCCGGAGGTGCAGCATGGCAACGATTCTTCACCCGGACCCCAAGTTCACCGGGCCCGTCCAGGTCGGCGCCCGCACGGCCCGGTTCGAACACGGCGCCGCCCCGGTCACCGTGCCGCACGTCCTCGCCGAGCTGCGCCGCCGCGGCTTCAAGGAGCGCACCGTCGACCTCGCGAAGCCGAAGCGAGAGAAGGCCGCCGATGTCGTGGACGAGTGACCTCGAGGCCGGGCTCGCCGAGCACCTCGCCGCCGCCGGACTCGGCGTGTGGCGCCCCACCGGGCCCGCGTACACGACCGCCGAAGTCGGCATCGTCACCGGCCGTGTCCCCACCGCCCCGGACCGCGTCATCGTGATCAACGCGTACAACGTCACCTCCGGGCTCCTGTCGCACGTGACCCTCGGCCTGCAGATCAAGGTCCGCGGCCCCAAGAGCGCCGACCCGCGCCCCGCCCAGGACCTCACCGACGCGATCTACGACCGCCTCCACGGCGCCCGCGACCTCACGCTCGCCGGCATCCCCGTCGCCCTCCTCTGGCGGCAGTCCTGGGCCTGGCTCGGGCCCGACGCGAACGGCCGCGACGAGACCACGAGCAACTACTACGCCGAGACCGCGCACCCCAGCGCCCACGTCACGGACTGACCGCACCCCCTGGCACCGTGCGCCCACCGGGCGGCACGGCACCGCGCGCACCCCGCGCGCACCGCTCCCGCCCGACCGTCTGAAAGGACACCCCCATGAGCGCCGAGACCCTCACCCCGACCGTGAACACCACCTGGTGCCTCGAGGTCGACACGTCCGCGACCGAGACCCCCGCGTACACCCAGGTTCGCTCCCTGAACCAGCTCACGCCCCCGGTCGTCGCGTACACCACCCAGGACGCCACCGACTACGACAGCGAGGGCTGGGGCTCCGACGCCATCACGCTCCGCAAGTGGTCGTGCACCGCGACCGCACTCCGCAAGACGAACCTGGCCGGCGCCTACGACCCCGGCCAGGAGGCCCTGCGCGCCGCCGCAGAGACCGGCGAGCTCGTGCACGTCCGCCTCTACGAGCGTCGCACCGGCGGCGAGGCGTACGAGGGCTCCGCGCAGGTCCAGTGGACGCCCGTCGGCGGCGACCCGACGGGCCTCAACGCGGCGACCGTGACCCTCATGGGTCAGGGCCCGCGCGTCGAGATCACGAACCCGACGACCGTCACGCCCTGATGCCGAAGTTCGCTGACCTCGGGGACCTGCTCACCGAGGGCCTGACCCTGACGGCGGCGGGGGTCACCATCACGGTTCCCTCGCCGCCGGCCAGGGTCGGCCTGCGCCTCCAGGCGCTCTGGGCGGGCGACACCGACCACGACTACACGAGCCGCGAGGCGTACCGCCGCGACATCCTCTCCGACCGGGTCTACGACCAGCTGATCGCCGCCGACGTCGGACTCCCCGTGCTCGAGCACATCGTCACGACCGCGCTCGTGTGGCATTGCGTCGGGGCGGAGGCCGCGGCCGTGCAGTGGCAGGCCCCCGCGGGAAAAGCACCAGCCCGGGAGGCCTCGACGCCTACGGCCGAGGCGAGTACGACCCCGACACCGGGCTCTACGAGTGGTACGAGGACGCGCCAGCGCACGTCGTCGCGCAAGCCACCGGCCAAGGCACCAGCTGGGCCGACATCCTCGACCACTGGTCCCTGATCGAGACCGACCTCCACGACCTCGGCGTCGACGTCGACGACCTCGACGCCCGGTCGTGGCGGTGGCTCCGCGTCCGCATCGTCGGGCTCATCTCCTCCCCCGCCAGCCGCCTGGCTCGCGCCCTGACACCCCGGAGGTAGCACGATGAGTGGACTCGACCTCGGAACCCTGCGCGGTCACATCGCGATCGACGGGGCCCGCGAGGCCGAGCAGGGCATCGGGTCCGTGCAGGACGCGATGCGGGCCCTCGGCCGCACCCCGGCGCCCGAGGTGCAGGTCACCGCCGACGTCGCGCAGGCGCAGCAGCGGCTCGCCGCGACGTCGGCCGACGTGCGCGGCCTCAACGGCCTCGACGCCGAGGTCGCGGTCACCGCCGACACGTCGCAGGCCGACCGCGCCCTCGACGGCATGGCCGACACCGCGGGCGACGCCGGCGCCGGGGCCGGGGCCGCGGCCGGCGACAACCTCGTCGCCGGGATGAGCGACAAGCTCGGCGCCCTGTCGTCGAAGGCTGGCCCGATCGTCGGGTCCGTCATCGGCGCGGTCGCGGTCATCGCGTCCCTGCACCCGGGCGTGAAGATCATGGAGGGGATCGTCGCCGACATGTCCCGGGCGCGCGCCGGGATGTTCTCCGCGCGCACCGGCCTCGACACGGGCACCGCCCGGAAGTTCGGTGCCGCCGCGGGCGAGGCCTACGCGCAGAACTTCGGCGAGTCCGTCGACGGGAACCTCGACGCCGCCAGAGCCGCCCTGCAGTCCGGGCTCATCGGCGGCGACGCGACCCAGGCCGAGATCACGACGGTCATCAACCAGCTCTCGACCGTGGCCGACATCATCGGCGCGGACGTCCCCGAGCTGTCGCGCGCGGCTGGGCAGGCCATCAAGACCGGGCTCGCGGAGAACACCGAGGACGCGCTCGGGCTCGTCACGAAGGCGTACCAGGGGGGCCTCGACGTGTCGGGCGACCTCCTCGAGGTCATCAGCGAGTACGGCACCCAGTTCCGGAAGATCGGCCTCGACGGGCCGACCGCGTTCGGGCTCGTGTCGCAGGCCGTGCAGGCCGGCGCCCGGGACACGGACATCGCGGCCGACGCGATCAAGGAGTTCTCGATCCGGTCGATCGACGGCAGCAAGACGACCGTCGAGGCGTACGAGGCGATCGGCCTCAACGCCGCGAAGATGCAGGAGCAGATCGCTGGTGGCGGGGAGCCCGCCCAGGAGGCCCTGCAGCAGGTGTTCGACGGGATCGCGGCGATCGAGGACCCGGCCCTCAAGGCTCAGGTCGCGACCGGCCTGTTCGGCACCCAGGCCGAGGACCTCGGTGCCGCGCTCGACAGCATGGACCTGTCCAAGGCCCGCGCCGAGTTCGGCGACACCGCCGGGGTCGTCGCGACCGCCATGGTCCAGATCAACGACAACGCGGGCGCCAAGGTCGAGGCTGCGAAGCGGTCCATCGAGTCCGCCGCGACCGGCGTGCAGACGGCCCTCGCAGAGGCGTTCTCCCCCCAGCTCGGCGAGCTCGCCGACTGGATCAGCACCCACCGTGGGGCGATCACCGAGTTCGTGCTGTCCTTCGGTGAGGGGATCATCACCGCGGCCCGCGGCGCTGCGCAGTTCGCTTCCTCGTCTCTGCAGGCGTTCGCGCCGGTGCTCTCGGGCTTCGGCGACCTCACGGACGCCGCGTTCGGGTTCGCGGACGGGCTCCTGCTCGCCGCGCAGCTCGCCGCCGCGGCGACTGGGCAGCACGGCCTCGCTGGGTCCCTCGGTGAGGCCCGGACGAGCCTCGGCGAGACCCGCGAGGCCGCGGTCGGGTTCTTTGACGGTGCCGCTGCAGGGGCCGAGGCTGCGGCCGACACGATCGAGAACACGGTCATCCCCGGCATCGACGCCATGCACACCGAGTTCCAGGACGTCGCGGACTCCGCGCAGGCGCAGGCAGACCTGTCCGACGCCGTCACCGGCACCGCGACCGCTCTCGAGGACCTCGGCACCCGCGCCGACGGGACGAAGGTCTCGATGGCCGGGATGAAGGGCGAGGTCGACACGACGACCGAGTCGGGGAAGCTGTTCGACCAGCAGGCCCGCGCGATCTCGTCGTCGCTGCAGGACCAGGCGCAGTCCGCGTGGGACCTGGGCGAGAACCAGAAGGACCTGCGCGGGCGTGTGCAGACCGTCCGGGACGCGTTCATCGAGCAGGCGCAGGAGCTCGGGTACACGAAGGCGGAGGCGAAGAAGCTCGCCGACCAGTACGGCCTCATCCCGGACAAGGTCACGACGAAGATCACCGCGAACTCGCGCGAGGCCCGCCGCGAGGGCGAGTCCGTCACGGACTACCTGAACCGGCTCAAGGCGTCGATCTCCGTCGTGGCCGACACGACGAGCGCTCAGTGGGCGGTCAACGAGTTCATCAACACGAAGCGGCGCATCGTGGTCGGGATCGGGTCGACCACGGCCATGGCCGACGGCGGGGTCCTCGCGTTCGCGGACGGCGGTGAGCACCACGTCGCGCAGATCGCGCCCGCGGGCGCGATGCGCCTGTGGGCGGAGCCCGAGACCGGTGGGGAGGCGTACATCCCGCTCGCGGAGTCCAAGCGCTCGCGCTCCCTCGGGATCCTCGAGGACGTCGCCACGCGCTTCGGGAAGGTCGTCGTGCCGTCCGGGCAGTCCGCGCCGGCGGCGAGCACGACCGTGTCGCAGACGTCGCGCACGTTCGCGCCCGTGATCCACAACTACGAGCGCCCGCTCACCGCCGCCGACGTCGTGCACGCGGGTCGGTACGCCGAGCTCCTCGACGTCTACTAGGAGGGGCACCGCATGACGTACGTCATCTACGCGACCGTCCGCACGCCAGAGGTCCCCGAGCGCCCCGTGCTCGACTCGCGGCGCATCTGGCTCGAGTCCCTCGACGGGACGCAGCAGATCGACTTCCCGACGGACCGTCGCACTCGGCGGCTGCGGCTCCTGCGCGGGATGCAGGGCGCCGGGGTCCCGCCGATTGACCTGACGACCGGGGTCGTGCCGGGCACCGCTGGCGGGTTCGTCGAGGACGTCACGACGGCTGCGCGGCCGATGCTGCTGCCGTTCGCGGTGCGGACGCGGGACCAGGCGCAGCAGTGGGAGGCGGTCCAGGCGCTGCGGGACCTGACCGACCCAACCAAGGGGATGACCCGGGACGGGAACTTCCGGCTCGTGTGCTCGTCGGCGTCCGGGGTCCGGCAGCTCACCCTCGCCTACCGATCCGGGCTCGAGGGGCACGACCTCGCGAACCCGCGGTACGACGAGCTCGTGCTCGACGTCGTCGCGATGGACCCGTTCGCGCGCGACCGTGAGGAGCGCTCGCTCGAGTTCTTCCTCGGCACCGGGGCGCCGTTCCTCGACGGCCCGGCCGGCGCGGGCGGGCTCTGGGGTTCGATCGGCCTCGCCCCGTCGACCGTGATCGGTGAGGGCATGGCCGTCGCCATGGACTCGACGATCCCGTTCTACCCGACCATCAGCATCACCGGCCCCGCGGACTCGGTCCTGATCACCGCGGACTCGGGGCTGCGGATCGACGTCCCCGCCGGTGTCCCTGCCGGGTCGACGCTCGTCATCGTGACCGACCCGCGCGGGAAGTCGACGCGCCTCGACGGCGCGCTCGCTGCGGGCAGGGTCGCGCGCGGTTCGCTCTACCGCCCGTTCGTGCCAGGCACCAACGTCATCGACGTGACCGCACCTGGCGCGACCTCGGCGACCCGGCTGGCGCTGTCGTGGCGCGGCGGATACCGGAGCCTGTGGTGACGGCCGCGTGGTCCATCGTCCCCAGGGACGCCGACCTGGGCCGCACCCGGGACGACGTGACCAGGTGGACGCGCCTGACCCTCGTCGAGCGGTACGGCAAGGCCGACTCGTGGGCGCTGACCGGACCCTCGTCGGCCCTGTCGACGTTCACCGCCGGCACGGGATGCATCCTCGACCGCAACGGCGAGCAGGTCGTCTCGGGCCAGGTCTCCGCGATCACCCGGACCGCGCAGACGGACCCCCGGACCGGGCGCTTCCAGGACACCATGACCGTCGGGTTCATCTCCGACGACGACGAGCTGTGGTCACGGCTGATCTACCAGGACCCCGCCGACGAGATCGGCGTAGCCCCGGAGGCGTTCGGCGAGGTGTACGACCGCCGCACGGGCTCGCGAGAGGCCCTGATCCTCGGCTACATCGCGTCCCACCTCGGCCCCGGCGCGGCGATCCCCGGCCGCCAGCAGCACGACCTCGTGCTCCCGGCGTCGCTCGGACGTGGCGGCACGACGACCGTCTCGGCGCGCATGGACAGCCTCGGCGACGTCGTCGCGACCCTCGCCGAGGCCGCGGGCCTGCGCGTGACCGTGCGGCACGACGAGTCCACCGGCACCCCGCGGCTCCTGGTCGCGATCACCGAGGTGCCGGACGTGTCTGCGGACGTGCGCTTCGGCCCCGCAGAGTCGTCCGCGACCGGCCTCATCACGGGCTGGTCGTACTCGCTCGCGCGCCCCGACCTGACCGACGTGATCGTGGCCGGCGGCGGCGAGAAGCTCGCCCGGGTCTACGCGCGCTTCACCGACGCGGGTGCACGGTCGCTGTGGGGTCGACGCCGTGAGGCGTACCGCGACCAGCGGCAGACCTCGGAGACCGACGAGCTCACCGCCGCCGGGGTCGAGGCCCTCGCGGACGGTGCAACGCCCGTCACGACGTCGTTCACCGTCGCGGACTCCGAGGACGTGCAGTACCGCCGCGACTACACGGTCGGGTCCCGGGTCGGCGTCGAGCTGCCCGGACTCCCGGACGCGGTCTCGGACAACGTCGTGCGCGAGGTCACCACGACCGTCGAGCAGTCCGGCGAGCAGATCGAGGTCGTCGTCGGCACGCCCGGCGTCACCGCCCGCTCCACCAAGCAGGCACAGCGGCTCACGCGCGCACAGGCGCGCCTCAACCTCCTCGAACGGAGCACATGATGGCTCAGGAATCCGGCCCGCTCGCCGGGCAGCCCTTCCCCGACAGCGTGTGGCGGTCGATCTTCGGGGGTGAGCCCGCGATCGTGGGCGACTCCACCGGGGGCGCGTACACGCTGACCCTCCCGACGTCGACGAACGACGTGCTGCTCGGCTCGCCCACCGTCGACTCCACGGCGGTCGTCGCGGGGTTCCTGCACCGCATCGCTGCGGGGCAGACGCAGGCGGTCACGATCCCCGCGTCGACGAACGCGAGCATCGGGCGCACCGACCTGATCGTCGTGCGGTACGACCCCGCGTACACGAGCGCGCCGGGCCCGTGCCGGCTCGCGCGCGTTCCGGGCGTCGAGGGCGCCGACACGCGTCCTGCGCACGCGACCGGTGCGACCGGCATCCGGGACCTCCCGCTGTTCGCGATCACCCGCAAGAAGGACAAGGCCCTGAACCAGTCGACGTTCGTCGACCTGCGCTCGTGGTCTGGTCCGTCGACCACCGCCAGCGAGCTCCCCGCGACGGCGGCGCTCGGGACGCTCGTGTGCCTCACGGGCGACGAGGACAACGGCACCCGCCTGCGCACCCTCGTCTCGGGCGCACCGCAGTGGAAGACCGTCAAGTCCGGGATCTCTGCCGAGCAGAACGCCTTCGTCGCCGAGCAGTCCTGGTCGGGCCCGATGAGCGCCTCGTCGATGATCCGCGAGGGGCGCCGCCGCGCGATGTACGTCGAGCAGTACGCGGCCGACGCGCTCCTGGTCGCGTCGAACTCGGGCGGCAACGTCTCCGACATCAAGACGCTTCGCCTCAGGTGGATGGGCGACTGGCCGGTGCGTGATGTGCAGGTGCGGGTCGCGTACCGGTACAGCGAGGGGTCCGGCATCGCGTTCGGTGACGGCGTGCTCGGCACGGACGGGTTCTTCCGCATCACAAACCTCGCCCCGAACCTCGACCTGCACGGGCGAGGCTCCGGCGCGGGCTCGTGGGACATCCGCTTCTACGTGGAGTACACGGTCGCATGATGGCCGACGCCCCGCCGGATGGCACCCCGTGGTGGGCGTGGTTCATCGTCGCCGTGGTCGTCGCGACGGGGCCCGCTCTCGCGATCTTCGGGCCCTCGCTGGTGCGCCGGCTGAACCGGCCGATCGCTGAGCAGGTCGAGGTCGTGCGCGAGCAGGTCCAGAACAGCCACGAGACGAACTTCCGTGATGATCTCGACCGGGTGCTCGCCGCGGTCGAGCGGATCGAGCAGAACCAGCACCGCCACGACGGAGAGATCGCCGGAATCCGCGACGACGTGCGCGCCGTCGCTGCGGACGGGCGCCAGACCCGCGTCGACGTCGAGGTCGTCGCCCGTCGCATCGACGAGGTGCAGGCCTCCTCGCGCGTGCAGCACACCGCGCTCGCGCGCCACATCGACAACACCTGAACCCACCCCAGACCGCCCCGGACGCGCACCGCGCCCGGGGCTTCGTCATGCCAGGAGGCACCCATGACCACGAAGACCTTCGCCGGCATCGCCTACGCGAACGGCGCGGTCCCGGCCGCGCTGCTCGCTCCCGTGCCGGGGCAGTCGTCCGCGACACTGCGCCTGGACGCCGCGGCCGCGCTCGGGCGACTGCTCGACGAGCACGAGCGCCGGTACGGCAAGCGGCTCGTCCTGCGCGGCTGGTCGCGGTCGCTCGCCGAGCAGAAGAAGTTCTTCCTCGAGCGGTACACCCGGTCGTGGACTGCTCGCGGTGACGTGCGCTGGTACAAGGGCCTGCGGTACGTGCGCACCTCGGGCGCTGCCGCGGCGATCCCCGGCACGTCGAACCACGGCTGGGGGCTCGCGATCGACGTGGCCGACTTCGGCGGCGTCGGGGACTTCACCCACCCCGACCGTGTTCGGTTCGCCGAGCTCGCGGGCCGGTACGGGTGGACCGACGCCGAGGGCCGGTCCATCTCGGAGCCGTGGCACTGGGTGTACGAGCCGACGCTCGACACCAGCAACCGCCCCCGCCGCGCGCGCACCGTCCGCATCCCCGCCGTGACGAAGCGCGCATGGCAGCGCCAGCTCGGCGTCGCCGACGACGGCGACCTCGGCACGAACTCGTGGGCGGCCGTGCAGCGGCGCATCAACGACCTGAACGTCAAGGGCCGGTTCCTGCGCAAGGGCCCGCTCAAGGTCGACGGCGTGTACGGCGACCGCACGCAGCAGGCCCTGATCTCGGCCCTGAACTACGCCCACCGCATCGGCCGCGTGAAGTACGCGCAGGGCTACCTCGACCCCGACGTCGACCGGTTCGGCTACCGGCGCCTGGGCGCGCTGCGCCAGACCCTGCACGCCGGCTTCTGGTCCTGACGTGCGCCGCGACGTCTTGGCCGTGCTCGCGGCCGCTGCCGTCGGCGCGGTGATCGGCCTCGTGCTGCTCGCCGTGCTCGTCGGCGCGGTCGCGCTCCTCGCGACCGACACCCTCACCTACCTGATCGGAGCCTGACCCATGAACCTGTCCGACCGTATGACGTCGTTCCTGCGCACCGCCGTGCCCGTCCTCTGGGGCTGGCTCTGGTCCCTGCTGCTCGGCCGCTTCACCGGCCTCGGGGACGTCCTGACCGACCTCGGCGTCGACCTCACCAGCCCCGCGGTCGTCGGCGCGATCACCGGCGCCGTCGTGCTCGCCTGGTACGCGCTGTGGCGGTGGGCCGAGCCGCGCCTGCCCGACTGGGCCACCCGCCTCGTGCTCGGCGCCGCGACCGCGCCTGCCTACCGCGCCGGAGTCGTCGAGCCCCTCGCTGACGACGAGCTCCGCCTGCTCGAGGACTACCGGCTCGTGCGCGGGGATGACGAGTAGCCATGCCCGCTGACGACGAGGGCTTCGTCTGCCCGTACTGCACCGCCCGACACGACTCCGAGCGCGCTCGCGAGTACTGCTGCACCGAGACCGACTAGGAGATCCCCGTGGCGATGATCCGCTTCCGCGCGCAGATCGCGACCGACCCCGCGACCGGCATGGGCCGCCCCGAGCTCGTCGGCGCGACCGTGACGATCGTGCAGGCCGGCACGACGACGCCCGTCCCGATCTGGGAAGACGCGGCGAAGGGCATCCCGATCGCCTCGTCGCAGCTCACGGTCACCCCGGACGTCTTCGTGCCGCAGTTCTGGGCGGACGGCTTCGAGGAGCTCGACGCGATCTCCGGGTCCAACCGCGTCCCGATCGACTCGAACGTCGGCACCCGCAACGCCGCGATCGCCGCACAGGCCGCGGCCGAGGAGGCGCGTGACGCAGCGCTCTCGGGTGCTGGCGGCGTCGCTTCGGACTCGGGAATCGCAGACCTCGTGTCCGACCCGGCGTCGGACACGTCGGCCGCGCTCGAGGCGCGGTACGGCCCCGGCATCCTCGTGCTCGACCTCGACGCCGTGCTGCCGCCCGGCACGCCCGACGGCACCCTCGTGGCGCGCGTCGGCTCCGGCGCTCCGCCCATCACGGTCTACGCGGCCGACGAGTTCGCTCGCGCGGGCACGGGCGGCTGGGGCAGCGCCGACACGGGCGGCGTCTGGACCGTGTCGCATCCGGCGCAGATGTCGACCGTCACGGCCGACGGCGGCCAGGGGCGCATCTCCGTCGAGGCCACGAGTGCGTACCGGTTCGCCAACCTGGCGTCGGTGATCGAGCTCAACCAGGAGATCCTGGTGACCTTCTCGCGCGACACCGTCGGCACGGGCGGCTGCGTCTTTCTGGTGCGCGGACGCGCGTCGGGCGGCGGCGTCACGTTCTACCAGGCCGTCGTGCGGATCTACGCCTCGACGCACTCGGGCAACCCCGGCCGCGTCGACGTCGCGCTCGGCAAGTCCGGCCTCAACGACCTGCAGGACTACGTGCTCGGCGCCCTCACCGGCTACACCGAGGGTCGCAAGATCAAGGTCCGCCTGCGTCTCGAGGGCACCAACCCGACCGTCGTGTCGACGCGAGCCTGGTACGCCGACGCCGCGGAGCCGACGACGTGGACGCGACAGGCGTCCGACTCGACCGCCGCGACGCAGGTCGCCGGACAGCCGATGGTCGGCGGCTACCTGACAGGCTCTGAGGGCACGCTCCCGCAGACCGTCTCGGTCCACGACATCCTCATGACGGGCATCTGACATGGTCGACGTGATCTCCCCGGTCCGTCGCGCCTGGGGCGCCACGCAGGGGGCCAGCGTGACGTCGCTGAACGTCACCCCGCCCGCGGGCGCGGCCGTCGGCGACCTGCTCATCTTCACGGTGTTCTGCTCCGACCCTGCCGCGACCACGGTCACCCCGCCCGCGGGTGTCGCGACCGTGCTCGCGCGCACCACCGTTGGCACCCGGGTCGGCTACATCTTCGCCGTCACGCACACCGCGGTGTCGTCCTACACCTTCACGATGTCGTCGGCGGTCAGCATCCACGTCGCGACTTCCGTGATCCGCACGACCGCGTCGCCTGCGGCGATCACCGTCGGCACGGTCTGGAAGCGCGCCTCGTCGACCACGTCCAACAAGGCGCCGTCAATCAACGTCGTCACCGCAGGGTCGCTCGCGCTCGCGTTCATGCTCGAGGCGTCGAACACGGGCGAGAAGGAGACCGACGTCAGCCCGACCGGCCTGCCGCGGTGGTTCTTCTCGCGCCAAGCGACCGCGATCGAGTCCATCCAGGCACAGTACGTCGACAACGCCCCGGTCGGCCTGACGTCCGAGGCAAACGCGACCTACCTCAACGCGGCCAGCTCCGGCATTGGCGTGCAGATCGTCGTGCCGCCCGCGCCCGCTGGCGCCGTCGCACCCCCCACCGCGGCCTACGCGACGATCACCGCGCAGACGTACAACTCGCTGCGCATCGGCGCCAAGGTCACCGACGCCGACACCGTCACCGCGACAGCTGTGCCGGTCGGCGGCGGCGCGACCGTCGGAGCCTCGCCCGTCGTGCCGTCAGCGTCCGGCTGGGTGTCGGTGAAGCTGGTCGGCCTCAACGCGGGCGTCGAGTACGACGTCACGCTGACGTCGGCCGGGGTCGCGCTTACGACCGTGAGCGGGTCCACCCTGACTCCGCAGCGCTCGTCGTTCGTCGTGGTCACCGGATCCTGCCAGGGCAACGCGACCGACCCGGTCGTCTTCAACCAGATGGCGACCGACAACGCCGACTTCTTCGTCCACCAGGGCGACCTGCACTACCGCGACACGCAGGACGAGACCACCTGGCGCGCCGGGGTCGACATGGCGCTGGCGACGGCACGGATGAAGGCGTTCATCGCGAGCACGCCGATGTTCTACCGGTGGGACAACCACGACTGGGGCGGCTCGCTGACCTGGCGCGACTCCCCAGTGTCGGCGTTCGCACCGTCGGCGATCCGCGAGCTCTTCGGCTCGGACTTCCCGCACCCGAAGGCGCTCTACCAGACGTTCACGCACCGCGGTGTGCGTTTCGTCGACACCGACCAGTGGACGCTGCGCGACGAGGCGCTGACCACGCCGTCGTCGGACGGGGCGCCGGGCAAGAGTATGTGGTCGATCGAGCAGCGCGAGTGGTTCTTCGACACGCTCACCTCGAGCACCGAGGCGCTGATCGTCTGGTTCACCTCGTTCCCGCTCTACTCGAACCGGATCGGCGGCGGACGCTGGGGCAACTACCTCGAAGAGATCAGCGTCATCGAGAACTTCTTCGACACGCACCCGGAGATCCGGGCGCGCATCGTCGCGGTCGGCGGCGACTCGCACTCGGTATGCGCCGACGACGGCGCGAGCGCGATGTGGCACGTCCCCTCGCTCAACGCCTCGCCGTTCTCGCAGTCGGGCGGCCTCGCGTCCGGTGCCTGGAACATCGCGAACCTCGACGTGCCGGACGACCGCGGGTACTACTCGCGGCTCTCGTTCGACTGGACGGGCCCCGACGAGCTCGGCTTCACCTGGGAGGCCGTCCAGGACGACGGCGACGTCGTCGCGACGTGGTCGAACACCTACCCGCGCGAGTGGGAGGACCCCTGGACGCACGCCGACGGCACTGGCCCGGCGGTCATCGTCGATGGCGTGGAGACGCCGGCAACGTGGACCATCATCCAGGACGGGGTAGAGGTTCCGGTCACGTCCTGGTCGGTCATGCGCGACGGGGTCGAAAGCCCCATCGCCTAACCCCTGTGGACAGCACGAGTCGACACCCGTCGCCTCGCTAGCCTGAATCCCGCCGCTCCCCCTGAGCGGCACGACGGCCCCCGCCCGGCTCCCCCTGAGCCGACGCGGGGGCCGTTCTCGTCGCGCCCGGACGGTCGAACGCCCCACTAGGAGGCTGGCAAGCAGCCGCGGAACATTATGGGCGAAACAAGCAAGTTGGGTACTTGCGGTGTCATCCTTGACTACCAATCGAAACGAATCGACAGAGAGGTTCCAATGGACTCTCAGGCGCACCATCGAGCTGATCCTCGATGCTGATCCTTCTCGGCATCACCCTCGTCACACTCGGGGCACTGCTGCTAGTTCGCGTGGTTGTCGTTGCCCACAGGCAGCGCGCCCGACGCACGACCGGGGCCCACGGCATGGGCATCGCCATGGGCGGAAGCCTCGTCTTCTGGGGGGCGCTCATCGTCGTCGTCGACCCATAGGCCGCCCGAGTCCACGGACGTCACACATCACATGACCAGCAGGCCCGGCACCCATTGAGGGGCGCCGGGCCTGCCTACGCTTGGTGACCTGCTCGACTGCCGCTCGCGGCAGGCGCCCGTCGCACCCGCGGCGTGAGCTCTCGTAGCGGCTGCGATCAGGCCTCACGTCCATTGCTGATGCGAGCTTGGGGGGTCAGGTAAGGAACCTCGAGATCCGCCTCGGGGCTGCTCGCAGCCAATCTTCGGACACTCGCTGCCGCGGCGTCATAAAGCACGTGAGTAGCCCAAGGACCCAGCCACTCGATTGCGGCAGCTGCCTTCTCTGGTTCGTGCGTCGCGAAGTCGACATCTCGAAATTCGACGATCGCGACGACGGTCGTCCCAGCGAACCAGCCCTCGGAGGTCACAATCAGGTCGCCAAAGAGCAGGTAGGGGGGCACCTGCGCTCCGGTTGGACCGCCGTAGATTTGCCACTGGACAGGCTCTGAGTCATCGAACTCGGCCTCCCCCTCGACGTCGAATCGCTGGGTAATCGTCGCGCGCGCGACCGAAAGCCCGCAGATCGCTACGTCCGGCCCACCTGGGACGAAGAGCTCGCCGTGGACACGCTTCCTGTGCTCTTCCGGAGTCTCCTCATCGAATTCTGCACTCATCGCGCTACCTTTGCGAAGGCACGGGCACGATCAGGCTCGATCGAGCTCCAGTTCCGTGGCGTGATCGGCGGTCGGCTGATGCCACGCCGAATTGCTGCAGCCGTCTCATGCTGGCTCACGCCGCGGTCACTCACGTGAGCGATGAAGTGAGAGTCGCCGCACTCCGTGTCGACATCGACGAGGTGCCGGACCATGACTCCGAGCGCGCGCGCGTAGCGACGGACGGTCGAGAGGCGCGGATCGTTCCCGATTCGCTCGAACGCACTGATGGTTGGCTGAGACAGGCCCATCAACTCAGCCAGGGCAGCCTGGCTGATCCCAGCTCTCTCTCGATACTCCACCAGGCGAACGATCAGTTGCTGGTCCTCGCGCGCAAGCTCCATCGCTAGCCGCGCTTGTGGTGTGAGAAACTCGTCGTCCAACATGTTCTCCATAGACCAGACTCTATAGCCTAACTAGTCGATGCACACACACTAGGGCGACCCCGAGCTCGGCTACACAAGACCCCATGCACTGGGGCGGCCTTCGATCCAGCGTGCGGTCGCTACGTCGATCTGCTCGTTCTGGAGGTCAGCGATCTCCTCCGGACGCACATCGACGACCTTCTGATGCGCGTGCAAGAGAACGATGTGCGCGGGTAGTTCACGTACCTCGGTCTCGTAGATGCGGATGATGAGACCCCAGGTGTCAAGATGGAACCGCATCTCCCAAAGGTCTCGGTTGCGGGTGATGTTCTTGATGTCGCTGGGGTCCACGGCAGCGCACTGCTCGATACGCTCGAGCACCGCCCGGAGGTCAGCGATGGCATCGATAAGCGCGTTCGGGTGCACCTGCGCCTTAATCGCCGTCGCCAGCTCGTTGAAGACGAATCGCGGGTCCCCGCCGATCACTGCCCAGTGGAGCCGCTGCGGAGCATTTGCACTCTCCGTGCAGCGCGAGAACCGATACTCGCTCATCTGCTCCCTGCCATGCGGAAGAACGTACCAGCGCGGCGCCCTCGTGGACCCCACTCGCCGCCCGCTGCGTAGGCGAGACGTCACAAACTTCACCCGCCACCGCACCGGATCCCGTCCCAACGCGCGCCCCGTCGAAACATGATACGCCCGCGGCTTGCTCACGCGGGTCAGGTTGGCCGACGGCGGGCGCGGACGATGACCATCCCCCAGACGCGCGTCCACGTCGTCGCCGTCGACGGCCGGGTCCTCCACGAGTTCGCCGGCCGCGCGGTCGACGTGCAGCAGCAGCTCGACGTCGGTTCGTGGCCGGCCGATGTCGCCGCGCACCCGGGCGGCGAGGTGTTCGTGCAACTACACCTCGGCGGGGCTGGCTGGGTGACGATCAAGGTCGTCGCCGCTGAACAGCACTGA